ACTCGCAGTTTGTCCGAATCAAAGCCCATGCAACAACCCGAAAAGGCATTCCTTTTACAGAAGATGAGGTTAAGCTGCTTTGGAATCATTCATCGAATGAGAATGTGCAGATTGCATTGATTTTGATATACACAGGACTGCGTATTTCGGAGTTAAAGGCGGTTTCTATTGATAAGGCTAACAAGGTATTGCGTGGCGGTCTAAAGACCGAAAATGGGCGAAATAGGACTGTGCCGATTCACTCTGCGATCGTGCCATTCGTTGAGCATTTCGACCAGGCGAAATACTCTCCCGACTATTGGCGCGACAAATACTGGAAGCCAATGCTTGAGGCGGTCGGCATTACCCGATCGGAGCTTGTGCCGCACTCGTGCAGGCATACCTTTTCATATCTCTGCGACAAATACTCCGTTGATCCATTATCCAAACATTTGATGATGGGGCACTCTCTCGGCAAGGACACGGAGATCAATACCTACGGCCACAGGACGATTGAAGATTTAAGGAACGAAATAGAAAAAATAGAACTGTCGTCAACGTGTCGTCAACGTGTCGTCAACCGCGTTGAATTTTAGGCGATTTTAGACCATTTTAGAGCATTTCCGATAAGCAAAGAAAAAAGCCCCGAACCCTTGTAAATAAAGGATTTTCGGGGCTTTCAACATATTAGTGGAGCGATAAGCCGGGTTAAGTCGTTGGATAACCCGACAAGACCGCAAAGCCTTGTAAAATAGGGCTTTTGGAATCAGACTGTCATCAACGCGTCATCAACCGCTGATTATTTAACAACATGAAATTCGTGGTAAATGTCATTCAAGTCGTGCATATACGAATTTCCGCCAAGGGCAGTATAGGAATCATATAGCTCATTCCAATTTGACAGCTCTTCCATCGTGATGACTTCGCAATCCTGTGCTTCCTTGAAGAGTCGATATAATGTGATCCTTATCAAATCGCACAGTGCCTTTTTGATGGCCTTCTGGCAGTCGCTGTCTGCTAACTTTACCGCCGCCTTCTTCTGAATTGCGCCGGATATTAGCCCAACGAGAACCCCTACGATGGATGTCGTGAACGCTTGAACGCCTAAAATTGAAAGAAGCTGATATGTTGTCATACTAATCTAACTGCCCTCCGTTGTTGTCATAGACATGATAGCCCTGGTCTTTGTATTTATTGTAGCAATTATATGCGTTTTTCCATACGGAATATGCGCCGATCTGCACGCCTTTACCCCACGCAGTCCGAACTCGGTAATATTGGCCCGAACCAGATGGATAGTCGCTGTAAGAGGTCGCCGTTAATTTCTTCGTTGCTTCTGTCTCCATATCGCCGGTGCCGTAATCTGCCTTCGGGTACACAAAGCCCAAAAACTTCATTCCGTTATATGAATATCCCGAAGCCTTCGTGATGCGGATATGGTCGAATTTAACTCCGCCGTAATGGCTCTGATACATCTCGAAGTCGCCATTCTCATATATCTTCTCAACAGAGCCGACATGGCCTTCGAATACGGCCTGCGCCCCCAGGCGGATATCGGCCATCTTCGTGGAGGTCTTGCGACCATTTTTATTCGCATATGCAATCCAACTGTCAGGGTTGCCGACAGGGATAGACCAATCAACCTTCTTCTGCCCATCAAGCTGCGCCAATCTGCCTGCGGATAAGCCTACACAATTCGGCAAGGTGTAGCCATCAGCAGAAATCGCAATGGCAGCAGAATATCCGCCATTCTTATAATTGATAAAATACTTGTTCGTTGCCGATGGGCATTTAGTCATCGGGGTAAACTTACTTGCCATCTTCATCACTCTCCTTTGCGTATTTGGTCGATGATATTCCAAGAAGTGAACCCAAGAATACATCGAATGCGCCCATAATCGTCAATGTGATTTCGGTGTACGGAATGTTAAGCACATTCCCGATCACGCCGTAAAAAACGATCAGAGCAGGGATGAACACAAGGTCTATCCATTTAAGCACATCATATAATTTGTTTGACAATTTCATTTTCTTTCCTCCTTTGTTAACATCTGTGACGGTTACTTATTTTATATTGATGCTTCTTAATCGCCGTCACAAACATACATTATCGGGAATGACACAATAGCTCCGCTTGCCACATTCGCAGTAGCGTAACCAATAATAATCTGATTCGTATAAGTTGTGCCGCCACTCGTCAGCGACTTAATCGCACGAATCTGCCCAAGGGATGAAGCATTGTAAGAACAACGCACAAGCGTATTTTCAGAGGGATAGAATGCCGGATCGGTGATAGTTGCCATCAACGCATAGGCATTCGTTATCCCCAAAGCCTGCGCCGCCGTAATATAGACATTGCCGAATGCAATTCTGCCTTGCCTATATAAGGTGATTGAGCCGCTCCCAAAATTCGCGGAATATACTGTCGGGTTATGGGTTGCGATTGCTAATTTCGCTAAACTTTCGTTTATCGAAATAATATCTGCCGCATTCTCATCGGCCTGATCGCAAGCGGCCTTGATGCCCTCATCCATATGATTGAAATTAGTCGGGCCGAGATAAGAACCCGAATTCCATCCGACTTTTGAATAATTGATTGCCATTTAGTTATCCTCCTTTAATATTTACCTAATTCCATTACTTGATAACTTATTTGCGCGGTCAAAGTAGAACCGCTTGCCTGTTGAACAATGACGTAAAGAGAATCTGTGCTTGAGGGAACAATGAATCTGTTTAATTCAACAACCGTATCTGCACCCAAAGCAGGGCCCACGCACACCTCCGAAAAAGCATCAATAGGCGTATAGTTAGTCAGCGAATCGGAAAGATATACCCGCCTATACCCGCCTGTGCTAGCCGAGAAGGTAACCTTGACATTTATTAATGTCGGAATCCCTTCATGAACTTGGAGCGAGGCATACCCTTTTGGTTCTCCGGAAGGTAAGTTAAGTGATGGTGTCGAGAATTCTCGGCCGTTGTGGACGATATTAGTTGCAAGGTTATCGGTTGCCCGAATTGCGCCTGAAACATATAAATTATCATCGATATATGCCTCGCCTTCGACTGCTAATTTCTTTTGTAACCATACTTGGTCGTCAACCAAACGCATCAACTCTACGTTATCGAAGTAGAATTTCCCCATATATATGCGAAGGTGGTCAGTATAAGTACCGGCACTGCTTTTCATCCCTTGATATAAACCGCCAGCACTCAATTTTGAATAAGGAAATCCACCGCCGACACCCCAAGTTATTCGTGTAAAGGTAACATTGCTTTCAGAATCAACATTTGCTCCGCCGATTTCATCGCTACCGCCGAACGCACTTCTAGTCGTTGCAGTAGTTAGCAAACTACCATTCAAGGTGGCGCCATTCGCCGTTATGTGCCCATCCGCGTCCAGAGTGAAGTTATCACTCGTTATCGTAACAACATTTGCAACTGCGTTGAACTCGCTTACAAGGTCGTCCTTATTCAACTTTAGTTCCAAGCTAGCCGACAATTCATTTGTCGTTGCCTTCGTTGCATAAGTGCCGGATACGCTCGCCAAAATGCTCGAGCTTGTTTGTGACACCAAGGAATTCGTTTCGCTCTTGTTGAAATAGTTATCCTCCAAATCTGCCTCGACCGCCGACACCTCTGCGGTTATGCCATCGGTGGTTAATTCAAGAGCGGAAATCTTCTCCAGAACGACAGAGAACTCGGTATTTTCCAAAACTTGCCATACCCATTGACCGCTATTCTGAACGAATCTATATGTAACAGAATTCGTCTGGTCATAAACCATCGTCCGGCGATGCGGATCATATCCATCATCGTTGTAAAGGAATTGCAATTCATCGCTAGCCTTCCACGCAACATCCCCTGCTGCCGTTGCTTCCTGATCGGAATCAAAGGCTCGCATATCTGTCCAATCCCATGCAGGATAATTGGTCAAGGTTGGCTCTCCATCGGTGTAGATGATTTCGATTGAGCCATCAATCTCATTCTGCAAGTCAGAAATTGCCAAAGTAAGCGAATCTGCCGTCTGCGAGAACTCGGTATAGGTCGTATAGTCCTCTTCAATATCGGTCACTCTGGAAGAGACACCCTCGATAGAAGCCGATAACACGGCGGATTTTCCGCGTAACTGTTCTAACTGCGTTTGAATCGAACTCGGCTCGGACAAATACTCGTTGCCCTCGCAGGAGATATCATCAAACATCAATCCGCTTGTCTTCTTCTCCAAGATGTAGAAATGGTTGCCGCCATAGGACAGCAAAGCACCCATCTCATAGGTCGGGATGCACTTCATCGAAATGCTTGTCGGAACATACTGCACCGCGTATATCTTGTTATACAGATTTGTTGCGATCGGGGTTAATTGTGCCGTGGTCAAGCCATAGCAAAGCACATTTGCGGTCACATAGTAAGTATTCGTGCCGGAACCAACCGTTACCCCAACATCGCCATCCTCGGTACGAATGACCAATGCACCGATTGAAGCGGTCGTGTAGTCTTTCTGCACAACCCCATCGGCACCCTGCACAAGTGAAGCAGGAACTGCCGTTGCAACTGTGCCAAGCGAAAGCCAAGTGAAGGTGCCTGATCTAGTCGCGTGTGGAAATACGCCGTTAATCTCGCCGATATAGCGCAAGACATCCTTGCCGTTTAGCTGACTAGGTGCGATCGTCTTATAGATAGTCATGTCATCATTAACAAGGCTGACTGTTTCGGCGGTCACTCCGATGTAAGTGCAAAGAGCAGTTCTGAATGTCGCTAAAGACATCGGAAAGGACAAATTCTCGTACCATTCCGAAACATCAACATCGAAATCCTTCACGCAATCGTACATCGTGACAACGACTTCATCACTATTCTCTGTCTGCGAAGAATAGGTTACCTTGTAGACTCCGATATTCTCGAATGTCGTGCCGTATCCATATTGAACAGTGATTGTCGCCCCGGTCAGATTGAGGTCTGTAATTGTAGTCATCTGCGCTCTGGCAGAATTGCAAGTACCGAATGCGAGCTGACCATCGCACAAGATGTTCTCAACGGAGAAGCTGTCCGACTTCACATATTCCGTGATGTCGGTGCTTCCGTTAAGAACCTTGATTGTCTTGACGGAATCGTCAGTAAATATGCTCATATCACTCCGCCTTTCTTATCAATTTAATTTCAAGCTCCTCGAACAGCACATCGGAATTGTATTGCCGTGCGATTGTTGGGTTCAACGAGCCTTCATAGGTGAAGGTATCGGTTAAATAGCCGTTAATCTTCGGATCGTAATAGGTTATCGTCATCGTATCCGAAAAAGGCGCGATCGCGCTCACGAACTCTGTCGAATACATCGAGCGGATTCTGAACGAAATGCTGATGTCATTCTTCGGGGCTTTGACAATGTGCCGGTTATAAGCCGCGTCATAGTAATCGTTGACGATGATCGGCGAATCATCGACTGCATACGAAGGGATAACCATATAGGCCGTAGGATAAGCCGTACCATTGATCGTTAAGTATGTTCCGCTAAAAGCCATTTGCTATTCCTCCTTACACAAGAGCCGACACGCCGGTCATCTCGATATACTGTCTATTTTTGTTCCGAACAGATCGGAAAACATCCTCTTCGGATACCTTTGCAATAATCGTTGCATTTTCAATCGCTTCGGCAATCTTCTGTGCCATTCCGTCATTGTTACCAAGCACGGAAGCGACCGCCTTTGCGACACCTCGTGAAACCGCCTCGACAATCTGGTCATTATTCATTACGGCAGTTTTACTGCCATATGAGCCGACAAGTTCCGGCCCTGCTTCTCGCGCGGCGAATATCTGTCCTTCATCAACAAGACCGCCTTCTGCTAATCTTGGAATCTGTGGCAGACTGAATTTTGTACCGCCAATTCCCGGCACCCAATCCGGGATGCTGATTGTTCCGATCGCGCTGAATACGCCATTGATCTTGTCGATTATCCAATTGATAGGAACCTTGATCGCTTCTTTCAGGCCATTGAAAATGCTAACGACCTTATCCTTAACTGCGCTGAATGCGCTTACGATTCCGATTCGGATGTTCTCTGCAATATTCCGAATTCCTTCGCCAATACCCTTGAAGAAATTGCCGACCGCAGTCCAATCGGCGATCCACTTTTCCTTGAATGCGTGAATGCCGTTTGCCATCGCCTCGATTACGACCGATAAGCCGTTAATAATGCCGGTAATGGCAATAATAACGCCCTTTAACACGGTACCAATGACCTTAATCAGGAACTTAAAAATCGGCATTAGCGGTTCAAGAATTTCTGAAATCAAATGCAACAAAACTGTGATCAAAGGCCCGATGGCTTCTAGCAGATCGGCGATATATGGCACCAATTCCATGATCATTTCCAAAATCGGGTCGAGAATCTGCATGATGATGTCAATAACCGGCAAGATGGCCTCGATGATATCAAGAAGCGGCGGTAACAATTCGCTGATGATCTCCATAATCAACGGAGCAAATTTGTTCAACAAGTTGATGATGATCGGCAAAACATCGGAGATTATCTGGCTCACAACCGGCATGATCTCGTTGATTAAGTCGACTAATACCGGGAATAGCGTGTCGACCAATTCCATAATCGGCGGCATCAGCTCCGCGAATAGGTTGCTCAAAATCGGGGCTAATTGGTCAATGACACCTTGAATCGTTGGCATATATTGTAAAATGAAACTCGCAAATTCTTGTACGACCGGCATTAAAGCCGAACCAAGATGCGTAGCGATCGCTCCGAAGGAATCCTTCACATTCGACAAGGTATCGTTAAGTTTCGCTCCGGCTTTCACATCTTCATCCGACATAACAAGCCCAAGCTCGTGAGCCTCGTTCTTTGCTGCCTCGAAATCTTCTGCGCTCTGCTCGATTAACGGCGACATATTGTAGGCAACTGTATCGCCGAATAACTCTGATGCTTTTGCCGCCCTTTCCTCGGCGGTCGAGAAGGACATTATTTCCTTCATCGCGTCATCGAACGAGATATCCGTGCCTTCCAGAGCCTTTGCCGCACGCTCCAAAGTGGAAGTCTCCACTCCGGCAAGGCTTGCCGCGTGAGCATATTCTTGATAAGATTCTGCCGAAATGCCCATTCGGATAGAAGCCTTGTCAACTTCATCCGCCGTTTCGGCAGCAGAGGAAGCCAGAGCTACAACAGAGGTTACGGCAGTACCTGCGGCCGCAACAACAGCCGTGCCGATCTTACCTGCCGTAGCGGCGACTTGCTTGAACGATACGCCTGTCTTCTCTGCATTTTTACTTGTCTTGGCGAGCGAATTGTTGGCTTCTTCGGTATCCACGAAGACAGAGCCGACTAATTTGAATAAACTAACCGCCATTGATTTTTCTCCTTATTTCTTCTACCTGCGAGAGAATCTCGTCCGCCGGGCGATTGTCGAGATTTGCGCCGGTGCATTTATCAAAATATTCTTGGAACGGAGTGAAATGCTCTTTATCCATATGTGGCAACTGAACAACCCACGCGAGGTACATTTGCTCGCGTTGTTCGGCCTTTTTAGCCACTTTATAAATGCTCGTGAACTCTTTTACACCCATTTCACGAAATGGCTCTAATGAGCCGTAACGGCGTAATAGGAACTCAATTAGTTCCGAATAATCAACCGCCAAACCGATGTAAAAAAACTCTTCCATTCCTCCACATCCGCAAAGGTTGTTAAAAGCTCGATTACCTCGGCCGGATTCGATTCTTCATTGATTTCTGTATTCAATAACTTTGACAGAAAAGAATAAATCTGCGCTTCAGCATTCTTCTTGCTTGCCGATTCAAATATCTCAAGCAAAAGACTGAATCCGAATTCTTCCTGCGTCATCTTGGTCTCGCCCTTGCTCTGCGCAAGGATAAGCCCTTGAATGTCATCTTTAAGATTAAGGGCTGACAATAATCTCATGCCCTCAAACATATTCCCCATCGTAAAACTGCTCATTATAAATCCTCCTATTTCTGCAAAAAAATGCGGAAGGCCAGACTAGACCTTCCGCGTGTTACAACAATATTCAATTTTAGGCTAATGCCGGATACAGATCGGCTACGCTTGTGAGCATGGTCAACGCATTTAACGTGATGCTTGCACGGCTTGCGTCAATCACGACTCTGCCCATTACTGCACCACGATCGCCATCGGCATTAATCTCTCTGTATTCGCGCTCAACCTTGAATGAACCGCCGCCGCGAGTTAAAGCGATGTCCGTGCCATCAATTGAGAATACGCCTGCGCCAAGAACGATTTCGCCTGCGCCTGCGGCAACTCCGTCTGCATAAGTGATCGTGAATGGCTCGGTCGTGGTAGTGCTAGCCGCGTCTGTGTTCGCATAGCAAGCCTCGAAGGTAACTGCCGCCACAGTGTCATCCTTCTCTGCGAATGTCCATTCAAAGTCGCCCTTGTTCAAGGCATTCGTCAGAGTGATCTTTACCTCCTTGCCGCCCTTCGTGGTACCTGTCCACACCACGGTATGGTAATCGGTACTAGCGATAACGCCGGTACCGGCTAAAGATACTGCTGCCATTAGTCATTACTCCTTTCGTAATTTTGGATTTGGAAATCCAACTGAATATGCTGAATTGACTTGTCCTCGTCATCCAGCTCCCTACGATCCGCAAAATAAATCGTAGGCAATATGTTGGTTTGCGGTAAATTCTGGCAATCGAGAAGGCTTTCGACTCCATCCGCCAAATCGTTGATTAAGACCGCGCTTGTGCCTTTGTTCCAAAGGTCAACGCGCAGGTCAATGTTTCGCCTTGCAATGTCGTCGCTCTGGGCGGTAATCTTGTCGAAACTGAAGACGATATGCGGATAAAACGCGCCCTCATCGGCAATTCGGTAATAGATTTCATTGACACCTTCGTCCATCAGAGGAAGGAGCCTTGTCCTTACCAACTGCCTTAATTCGTTAATCTTCATCTTCAACCTCCATATCGCCTTCGTGAATGAGCGATTGTAACCGGGAAGCTTCTCCCGATAGCCCGGACAGATACTGACTTTCAATCTTGACGATTTCTGCCGTATTGTCCTTAACAATGTTCTGCAACAAGCCAAGCCTCGGAGTCCGGCTTGAACCGAATTCCTGAAAGAAGGAATAGAACCCATCAACGCGCCCACCGGGAAGACCAATCTCAACCCTCGGTGCTGTCGTTGACTTGCTTGCCCAAACTTTGCACTTAACCGCTTTCGGGCCGTTGCCGGTCCTCTTATGAAAGTGGTTATAATACTCTTCCTTGAATTTCTTCTTGACGAACTTTCCGACATCTCGGAGTGCCGCCCTCGTCAATTCGTGGATATAGTATTGACTCGCGTCAACATTCTCTTCAAATGTGATTTCGGTCTTGCCATTCTTCTGTAAAACCTTGACTGTGGATTTCGGTGCGCTCATTAGTCAATCCCTCGCTTACATACGATTTCCAGAGCCATCTTCGTGCGATAGGTACGAATGATCTTGTATGTTTCCTCCGTACCGCCGAATGGAGCATACCGAAGGATTTCTTCGCCTTCGTAATCGGCAAAATCGGCAATTACGAATTTGATCTCCGGCTTCATTCCGACCGCCTGCGCTTGGTAAAATTCGCTCTGACCAATGCTCTTAACTTCGGCAAAGATGGATCGTGCGGTCTCGGTCACAACCGAATCGCCGTACTCATTAACAGATGTCGTCTGGGCGACCAATTTAATGATAGAATCATACATTGTTAGCCCTCCTCGCCATCGTCAATCGTGATTTCGCTCTTGCGAATACAATCCAACTGATAGCGGAACGACTCTCCGTACCGCTCTGCGTCTTTTACATCAGACGCGTAATACTGCAAGGCATATGTTTTGATTGCGGCTTCCACAAGCTCATAGTCGCTATTTGCCACGGCTTCATCCACCCCGGCACGGAGCATTTCTTGCCGTGCCGAAGCGATGACATCCATGATTTCAGCGTCTAAAAGGGTATGTGAAA